ACTGCAACCCGCAAGAGTTGCAGGGCTACATATTTGGCGTGTACGAAACGGTAACGATGGGTGCGAAGTCAGACACACGCACGATGCCGTTGTTCGCTGCACCGCCTGAGATTGAATCGTCACGGCAGATGATCATGCCTGAGTTGTTAGAGAAGATGGGTTGGGTGCGAAAGGAAAACACATGACAACAGAAGAAGAAACAAAATATTACATTGCTCTTTATGGGTATGTGCCGTGGACAATATCGATTGCATTTTCGTTAGAAAACGGCATGGAATGGGATAGCGCAGAGATAGCTAAACAATTAAGGATGGCTCAAGCAAAAATAGATGAGCTTACTTTAAGGATCAATGAGAAGAACACATGGGTAGGGCTGACGGATGAGGAGCGACACGACATTCGTGAATGGCAAAGGATTCAGGAAGAACTTGGCCCTGTGTGGTCTCCAATGATGTTGTATTTGTACGAGGCCATCGAAGCCAAGCTGCGGGAGAAGAACACATGACCGAGGAAGAGCTTGTTGCCATAGCGCGTAAGCACAGTCTCGGTGGGTTACAGTTTGATCGCAAAGGGTTGATGGCGTTTGTTGAGGAGATCAAACAAAAGCCGCTGCGTAAAGAAGTTGTTCGCCGTTTGTTCTCTCATGGCATCCCGCCATCAGCAGAGTTTTGGTACGCCTACGCACGGGCGGTAGAAAAGGCACACGGTATCACGGAGGAATGATGGACACAGACCCAAAACTAAACCCCGACAGTTTCCCTCGATGGATGCTGTTTTCAGCTCAGCAGATGCCTGAAGGGTGGCTTATGCTACCAAAGCGCACAATGATGACCGGTGAACGCGAACAGATAGTAACAAGTCGGGTATGTACTAAATGCAAAGATGAAAAACCATTTAGTGCTTTTTGGGTGTTGAAAAGCGGGGCATACGATTCTTGGTGCAAGAATTGTAGGAATTTTGTAAAACGAGAAAGAACAAAACGCAATCGGAATAAAAAATGACCGAGCTAATAACATGGTCGTACAGCAGCATCAAGACCTTTGACCAATGCCCCAAGAAGTATTACCACTTACGTGTAGCTAAGGATGTGAAAGACGAAGGTAGCGAAGCTACGCTATACGGTAACGAGGTACACAAGGCTGCGGAAGAATACATAAAGAACGGCATTCCCCTACCTGCCAAGTTTAATTTTATGCAGGATGTGTTGGATACTCTGAATCAGATTGAAGGCGAGAAACATTGTGAAATCAAACTGGGGGTAAGACGGACAAGCACGGGCTACGAGCCGTGTAAGTTTTTTGACAAGGATGTGTGGTGGCGGGGTATTGCTGACCTGCTTATCCTGCAAGACAACACAGCATTCCTAGTTGATTACAAGACAAGTAAGAACGCAAAGTACGCGGACACCAAGCAGCTAGACATAGTTGCCGCCGCAGTATTCCTGCACTTCCCGCAGATTGAGGTGATTAAATCAGCATTGTTGTTTGTTGTTAGTAAAGAATTCGTATCGAAGCGGCATGACATCGCTAACCGCGATTCGTACCTAGCAACATTTGAACCCGAGTTAGACAGACTTACGGCTGCACAGGAATCCGGAGTGTGGAATGCAGTATCCAGTCCGCTGTGCGGATGGTGTCCAGTAACGATGTGCGAACACCACAGGAGAAGGTAATGGGTGGCTTAGCATCTAAACAGTTAGCAATACGTAGCCCTGAATTTGAATACAACACTTTCGACAACATTGGGTTGGAGATGGAGGTGCAGATAGGGCAAGCGGGGGAAAAGCTCAGTGGGCTTGCGACCATCACCCTGCGCACCGACCAAATATCCGGTTACGACATGAAAGTCATGGTGCATAAGAGTAATGGTGCATGGTGTCAACCGATTGAAACTGGGGCGGTCTGCATCCAAGTGCGGGGGGAGTACGAACGGCAGATATTGATAGCGGCGCTTCAACAAATTGGTTTGATGACATTGCCCGTCTACGGCAAAATAGAGCGTGGCCCGTTCGAACCCTTTGAGGAGTGAAAAATGCCCTACGTGAACAAACCCCGCCCGTACAAGAAAGAGTACGAGCAGTACCAAGGAACCGAAGAACAGAAGAAAAACCGAGCCGTGCGTAATGCTGCTCGGCGCAAGTTGATGCGCACCGGTGGCGTAAGTAAAGGTGATGGCAAGGATGTGGATCATGTGAAACCCATATCAAAGGGTGGCACAAATAAGGGTGGCAACCTGCGGGTTAAAAGCGCAAGTGCCAACCGGTCATTCAAACGGAACTCAGATAGCTCAGTGAAGTAATGGAAATTGTAGATAACAAAGTACTGCTTATACGTACTAAACGACCACACCTGATAACCGAGCAGGTGAAAAAGAGTGCGGTTGTAAATCAAGAACAAGACATATACGAAGTGGCAGTGAATTGGGGACTAACCGAATCGCAAGCACTAGCAAAGTTGCGTATCAAAGACGTACCATCGACCATAACGCGCGACTACAAGTGGACGGGCAAGTTGCAACCGTTCGCTCACCAAAAACAGACTTCTTCATTTCTGACCCTGTATCGCAAGGGCTTTTGCTTTAACGAGCAGGGCACGGGTAAAACTGCATCGGCGATATGGGCTGCGGACTACCTGATGAAGTTGGGTGAAGTACGTCGCGTGTTAGTCATATGCCCGCTATCAATTATGAAGTCGGCGTGGCAGAACGACCTGTTTAAGTTTGCAATGCACCGTAGCTGCTCCATAGCGCACGGTGATCACAAGGCGCGGGCTAAGATCATCAACGCAAAGTCTGACTTCGTAATCATTAACTTTGACGGGTTAGCGGTGGTGAAGGACGAGATCATGGATGACGGTACGTTCGACCTGATCATCGTTGACGAAGCCAATGCCTATAAGAATGCGCAAACTAATAGGTGGAAGGTATTACGAGATATTTCCGCTAAAGTTAAGTGGATGTGGATGATGACCGGCACACCGGCTGCGCAGTCTCCGCTTGATGCCTATGGGTTAGCCAAGCTGATTAACCCCGAGGGTATTCCTAAGTACTACGGTCAATTCCGTGATCAGGTGATGTACAAGGTGTCGCAGTATCGGTGGATACCCAAACCACAGGCTGAGAGTGTGGTGCATAAAGCCCTGCAACCCGCCATTCGGTTTGAAAAGAAAGACTGTTTAGATCTGCCGGAGTTGACATTTGTTGAACGCGATGCGCCGCTAACCGCCCAGCAAGCTAAATTTTACCGCACGTTGAAAAAACAAATGATGCTTACCACAGCGGGGGAGTCTGTTACCGCAGTCAACGCAGCGACTAACATCAACAAACTTCTGCAAATATCTGGCGGTGCAGTTTATTCAGATAGCAGAGAAGTCATTGAGTTTGACGTCAGCAACCGGCTGCAAGTCATCTTGGAAGTGATTGAGGAGTCGTCCCACAAAGTGTTGGTGTTCGTGCCGTTTACGCACACCATCGAGCTACTTAAAACTTTCTTGGATAAACACAACATCACATCTGAAGTTATCAATGGTCAAGTATCTGTAAACAAACGCAGCGAGCACGTAAAAAACTTTCAGGAAAAGCAAGACCCCCACGTACTTATTATTCAACCGCAAGCAGCGTCACACGGTTTGACCCTGACTGCTGCGAACACAGTGATTTGGTATGCACCGGTCACGAGCGTGGAGACGTACCTTCAAGCCAACGCGCGAATTAACCGTCCCGGACAAAAGAATGCCATGACCGTGGTACATATTAAAGGTAGTGAAGTTGAAGACAAGCTGTACAACATGCTGCAAAACAACATCAACAACCACAATAAAATAATAGACCTATACAAACAGGAGGTGGAAGATACAGTTTGACAAAGTCAAATGTTGTGCTATAATTAAAAAACAAAAATAACGCTGGAGCAAACCATGACCGAAGAACCGTTAGACATAAACAAGACGGTAGCTGTTTATCTCAAGATACGCGATGCCATTGATCAAATGGAAGAGCGCCATAAGGAAGAGTTGCGTGACCTCAAAGAGCAATTCAATGTGGTCGGGCAAAGCCTTCTGCAAATCTGTAACGACCAAAACTTAGATAGCGTCAAGACCCCAGTAGGAACAATCTCACGTCGTATATCAACACGGTACTGGACGAGTGATTGGGATTCTATGTATCAGTTTATAAAAGAACATGATGCACCTTTCCTATTGGAGCAAAGAATCCATGCAAGCAATATGCGGGAGTTTCTTGCAGATAACCCTGATCACTTCCCTATGGGTATGCAAGCCGACCGTACATACACCGTGCAAGTCCGTAAACCCACCAAAAAGTAAGGAGCAAACATGAGCAACGTAGCAATCTTCAAGCAGCAAGGTGCTGTTACAACAACCGGCAAGCGTGAGTTGAGCGACTTCGCCAAGACCCTTGCTACATCCTCAACCACCCGCCGTATCCAAACCAATACCAACGGTACGTTCAAGCGGATTGTCAACGGCGAACAGATTGGCAACGCTGTGCGTGGTGAGATCAATGTCATCATCTTGCATGCGCTACCAAAAGTATCGCGTAGCTTCTACAAAGAAAAGTACAACCCTGATTCAGCACCTACGCTGCCTAACTGCTGGTCTAACTTAGGTGACAAGCCTGAAGCTGCTGCCTCAGATAAGCAACATTCAAACTGCGCTGACTGCCCACAAAACATCAAGGGCTCCGGTGAAAACGGTGGACGTGCTTGCCGCTATCAGCGCCGCATCTCCGTGTTAGTCGAAGGCGATCCATCAGGGGATGTGTATCAGTTTAACGTACCTGCCAAGTCACTCTTCGGTAAGGGCACAGGTAACGTGCATCCGTTTGAGTCTTACATTAAGTTTCTGCTTGCCAACGGCGAGTCCCCCGATAATGTCGTAACCAACATCAGCTACGATATCAACGCGGATTCGATGGAGCTGCTGTTTACTCCGCTGCGTAATATCAACGATGATGAATACAACATGGTGGTTGAGGCACAAGCCCGTCCTGAAACCAAGATGTACACCATGATCACAGTTGCGCAAGCAGACAAGGTAAACAAACTTCCTCCTGCTGCCAAAGCAGAAGCACCCGCTAAGGTTACCCGTGTAGAAGAACCGGAAGATGAAGCTATTGAAGAACCGGTCAAGCGTCAATCGAAGAAGGTCGAACCAGCACCCAAGGCAAAGCAGAACCTTGCCGATGTTGTGAGTGCGTGGAGCGAAGACGAGTAACCATATGAGTCACGGATACAGCGTACGGCTGATCGAGCAGAATCGTAACGCCGACAAACAGTTGCTTGGTGTAAGGCTTGGACGAGCTTGCATCAAATCCAACACCTCAGTAACTAAAGTATCTGAGTTACTGGGGGTTAGTCGGCAAACGGTATACAACTGGTTTAGCGGGGTGAGCAACCCGCAGAACGTACTGGTTGATGCCGTTACGAAACTGCTTGCTACGTTAAGTCGCAATAACTAATTCGCTGGTCAAAGAGGAGACTCAGGGGGAGCAATCCCCCTTTTTTAACGTATGACAAACATCGACCTTCTAAGCATCGTGCAGCCATCTGATGGGTGGTTTGCCGTGCTAGGTATAAAAGATAAAGACGATGTTCGCCAAAGACTTGTAGCAACAAGAGAAGAAGTCGATATAGAAGCGGAGAAGTTTGTAAAACAAGAGCGTAACGTCTACTTCGGTGTAGCGAAGTTTGAAACCAACGCCAACCGCCTTAAAGATAACGTCAAAGCACTGAAATCTTTTTGGCTAGATATTGACTGCGGAGAATCCAAGGCAGAGATAAACCCCAAGACCGGTAGACCTGACGGTTATATTGATCAAGCAACGGGGCTTGAAGAGCTGCGGAAATTTTGCAAGCTGATTGGGCTACCAAAGCCTTTACTTGTTAACTCAGGTCGTGGCATTCACGTCTACTGGCCCCTAACCCGTACAGTAACGCGGGATGAATGGGAGCCGGTGGCTGATCGTCTTCGCCAACTATGTGTACTTCATAACTTCCATATTGACGGAAAGGTATTTGAAGTATCCCGTGTACTTAGGATACCGGGTACTTTTAACTTTAAGGATAACCCACCTACCCTAGTAGAAATAATTAGCGAAGCACCAGCCGTTGAGTTTGAAGCATTTCGTGATCTGCTTGGCGTTAAGCCTGTAACTGAGACGCCGCCAAAGCGCGAACTAACTGCACTTGCTAAGGCAATGCAGAGCAACACCATTGCTAAGTTTGGCAAGATCATGGTGCGTAGTGCAAACGGCAAGGGTTGCCCACAGTTACTTGATGCGTATGAAAATCGAACCACCCTCTCAGAGCCACGTTGGTTTGATGCGTTATCTATTGCTAAGTTTTGTGCTGACCGAGATACGGCGATCCACAAGATCTCCGAGGGCTATGCGGACTACAACCCTGCTGATACTGAAGCTAAGGTAATCCACATCAAGGGTCCACATACTTGTAATGAGTTTGAAAAGAGTAACCCCGGTGGTTGCGATGGATGTATACACAAGGGCAAGATCAAATCACCGATTCAGCTTGGTAACGAAATCTTAGAAGCATCTGAAGAAGACAACGTAGTAACCGTAGAACCGGAAGAAGAGGATGAGGAACAAGAAGTACACCACATCCCTAAATACCCACATCCTTTTTTCCGTGGCAAGAATGGTGGTGTTTACAAATCTCCGGTGGGCGATGAAGAAGAACCAGTCAGAGTGTTTGAGCATGACTTGTACGTAGTGAAACGCATGCGTGATCCACTTGCGGGTGACGTAGTGGTTATGAAGTTTCATACACCGCGAGACGGTGTGCGTGAGTTTGTAATACCTAACCGTGTTATTACAGATAAGAACGAGGCGCGTAAATCCCTCGCGGATCACGGTGTGGTTGCAGGTGTTAAACAATTCAATCTAATTATGGAGTTTTTACTTGCATCAATAAAAGAACTTCAATTTAAAAGGAAGGCAGAGCAAATGAGGTTACAGTTTGGGTGGGCAGACAGAGACAGTAAATTTATTCTAGGGGACCGCGAGATTACCGCTGACGGTACGTTTCATAGCCCCCCTTCAGCCACGACAAGCAATCTTGCTACGTTAATGCAGCCAGTCGGTACGATGGAGAAGTGGCGGGAAGTGTTTGATCTATACGGTAAACCGGGGTTAGAACCACATGCGTTCGCTGCGCTGACTGCCTTTGGGTCGCCGTTGTTTAAATTCTTAGGTCAGAGCGGTGCAATCATCAACGTCATTCACCCAAGCTCAGGCACGGGTAAGACCACTATTTTGCATATGTGTAATAGCGTGTACGGCGATCCGGCGCGTATGTGCGCTATGTGGGATGACACCCTGTATGCGAAGCTGATGCGCTTAGGCATCTTGAACAACCTGCCGTTTACCGTTGACGAGATGACTAACACGACGCCGAAGGACTTCTCAACGTTGGCATACGCAATGTCACAGGGTCGGGGTAAGGATCGACTTAAGGCATCAACAAACGAGCTGCGGCTAAACCTAACATCGTGGCAGTCTATGTCGCTGTGCAGCTCGAACGCTTCCTTTTATGAAAAGCTAACTTCGCTAAAGAACTCGCCTGACGGGGAGATGATGCGTCTGCTTGAGTACAAGATTGACTACACTAACTCAAACGTGATTGACGTAGCTACCGCCAAGGCGATGTTTGATCATCAGCTAAAGGAGAACTACGGGCATGCCGGTCCTATTTACGCCGCATGGTTAGTTAACAATTTGGAAGAGGCTAAGACCACCGCGCTTGGCATCCAAGCTAAGATCGACCGTGAGCTAAAGTTAACAGGGCGTGAGCGGTTTTGGTCAGCCATCGTAGCCGGTAACATCACCGGTGGACTAATTGCTAAGAACCTTAACCTGCTTAACTGGGACATGAAGGCTATCTACAAGTTTGCCACCGGCATGATTTCAGGGGTACGTGAAGAAGTAGCACCGCCTGTCGGTGACGTAATGTCCGTGATTGGTGACTACATCAACCGCCACATGACTAACATCTTGGTAGTGAACGATGACGCAGACCGCCGTACGCAGAAGCCATCTTTTCCAACATTAGAACCAAAATCAGAACTGCTAATACGTTACGAGCCCGACACCAAGAAGATGTTTATTGTTGCCAAGCCATTCAAAGATGAATGCGTGAAGTACCAAATTAACTACAAGGAAACATTAAAGCAGCTAGAAAAGAAGGGTGTGTTTCTTGGCACGATGAATAAGCGCATGACCAAAGGCATGAAGGTCGTTGCCCCCGGCGTACACAGTTTGATATTCAATTGCTCTAGCAGCGAGTTTATTGATATCGAAGGTTTAGTATCGGCAGAGACTGAAAATGCTGGTGGAGAAGGTTAGTTACAAAATTAACTGGAAGGCGTTTAAGCGGGGGTATTCGTTTTTCATCCCCTGCCTAGACTGCAAGAAAGCTAGAAAAGAAGTGTTGTGTACCACAGACCGGCTTCAGCTCAAAGTGTTAACCAAAGTGGTGATTGAGGAAGGCATTAGGGGGTTGAGAATATGGAAACTTTGATATACTACTTTACGAACGGCTCCCTCCTCTGTCGTTCCGGAAGTTTGCTCCTTCTGTGGTCCTCCCCTCTTACCCCCGCCCTAAAAAGCGGGGGTTTTTTATTACTCCCTACGGAACCTATCTGAGAGGGGGTACACAAACGGAGCTTCACGCTTAGATACAGATAGCCCTTCAAACGCTTCAGCACGACGCTTGGCTCTGTTGCTGAGGGACTTGTTAACTGTATCGCCGGTGATTGGGTTCACAGAACCGTTCTTAACGTTGAACTTATCAATCTCTTCTAATAGCTTGTCTATCTTTGCTTCGTTCGCATCAGAATCATCTTCATCGTAACGCTGTACAGCCAAATCAAGTTTATTCAATAGCCGTGAACGATCCTTCTCGATCTCAGTGATCATCTGCTTGGCTTTGAAATTAAACTTCTGGATCTCAGCTACCTCAGTGCTTTGGAAACCAAGTGCCTGTGCAAGCAGCTTGCCAGTGGTGTAGTACTCAGCAGGTTTAATTTCTACACCTTGCTTGGTCTTCAATCCTTCAGCGTTTAAGCGATAAGCTACTGCGCTACCACGCAAGAACGCAGGAAGTATTTTTTCTAGCCCGCGATTGAAATGCCCGCTGTTAAAGTCATCAAGCGCACTGGCAACCTGACTACCAGCACTGGCTAAAGGTCCCCCGAATGTATTTATCAGCATCTCTTGGAACGCACCCTTTGCATCATCCGCAGGTGTGTCATCACGGAACCACAAGCCATCAAGTGACGTGCTAGCGCCGATATTCAAATCAGTTAGTGCCGATATGGGACCCAGCTCCACCGAACGTTGAAGCGTATTAGCCTGTTCTTCCGTTAAGCCTAACGCACCCGCAAGGCTGCTACCTGCACCGAAGTAATGGGGGATAAACCACTCGCGGAACCATATGTCTAGGTTGCGCTTACCAAGTGGGTTACCTTCATCGTCTTCATCGTAGTCTTCTTCATCCTCGCCACGTAGGAGATCACGGATACCTTCAGAAAGACCCATGATCAAGGAATACAAGGGAAGACCGGTAACTCCTGCAAAAGCAGCGGTCATTCCTATCGTGCCAAAGAATTTAATCGCACATTCGCGTTTCTCTTCTTTATTAAGATACGGCAACATCCCGTAAAAATTACGTATTAGATACGACGTTACTTGCAACGGGTAAGACAAGAACTGCGTAGCAATCTTACCTACGGGGGACTTCATAACCCGAGGCTTGTTGTATTGGGTGTAATTAAATAAAGAGTCGTACGTTATATCCATAGCCTTTTTAACGGCTGCTTGGAATGCTTCCGTGTCCGACTTATTAGCTTTCTTCTGCCGTGCGTACTCTAGCTCGAACGTAGACATATACATCGTCTCACGCGAAATGCGTTCTAGATGGTGAAAAGCACCCGACATGAAGTTGCCAACAAACCGTAAAGTTTTTCTTGTTGTACCTTGATACGTAGCAGTTGGTGCTTTTGCACGAGACGTCATATCCGAAGCATACGTAGACATGAACAAATCGCGGTCATCTGCATACTTCCACGCACGCTTAAGCATCTTGCGGTAAGACAAGTTCGGATGGCTATTTACGTAGCTAGAGTCATTGATTGAAGGCTGACCCCAATTAGTTGTCACGTTACCTGCGGCATCCCTCTTGGTTAGCCCCATTGTGCGGAACAACATGGAGTACCTACCTGAAACACGAGCGGTGTCTACCCCGCCATACTCAGCTACGAGGGTGGGCAAGCCAATCAACGGCAACTGGGTCATCTGCACCAACGCAGACTTAGGTGCGGTCAACAGATAGTAGAACACTAATTGGTTGCCAACACTTGCTAGCCTATCCCAATCAAGACCATCGGTTGTGCGGGGCGTCATTTCAGAACCCACACGCATGGCGATCTCATCGACAAAAGCATTTAGCTTTAACTTGTCGGGGTTACCTGCAAGCTCTGCGTAAGCCGACCCAAGCGCGTTACGAATCCTATCTGAGTACTCAAGCCGCGATAGCTGGTTAGCAGCGGTATGTTGCGACACAATAAAGTTACGGATCACATCCGCGCTAAAGCCAGTCTTACCTTGACGATGCGTAAACTTACGACGGATATCTTTCTCCGGCAGCGTCATCAGGTACATCTGATAGATTTGATCTTTAACTGCCTCAAGGTCGGTCAGCTTATTTTTATCCAGCATTTCAAAGATGCCCTTTAGCATCTGACTGGATTCAACAACCTGAGTGCGCATTTGACGCAAGTCATCCCCGACGTCAATGTCCCCGTCTTCAATCATCTTTTCTAACGAGCGCTTATCACCAGCTTTTTGCAGTTCTTCAACTCGCGCTGCTACAGCGTTGTTACGAGCCGCAGCCGACTCAAACATATAGAACTCGCCAGCTTTGCCTTTACCTAAACGGAACCAGTGATTACCGTAACGCATTAAGGGGAAGTAGGCTTCCAGCTTGCGGGCTTCTTGGAAGGTCTGCGTAATTGACGCTATTAGCTTGCCCTTCGGGGTAGAAGCATCTTTTATGTCACCCGGCACACTTGAAGCAGCAATCTTGGCGAGTAGCAATCGCTCATGTAGGTCGAATGTATCTTGGTATTTCTGCTTAACCGCTTTATAAATACTCTGTGCTTGAGTACCACCCTTCATAGCACCGAGCTGACTCCACATACTGTAAGCACGTTTAATTTGGTTCTGTCGTTCTGTAACGCGACCCTTTGCGGCTATCTTAGATCTGCCAGTGACAGCAGGATCGTTGTATCTAGCTTCCCGCGCTTTCAGCTCGGCATCATTTGCTAGCGCCGTAGTTACATCTGGATACTTAGTAGGGTCTACTTCTAACAACGTAGTGGCGTGCATGACGTCGCCTAAGTAACGACCAGTCATCTCATACTTTTGCGCAAATGAAACCCATTCGGGGACAAACTTAGCGATGTCGTTAATCATACGAGTACGCATCGCTGCCATCTCTTGCACGTAGTCATTTACGTACTTGATATTGACAATTTTGTCTCCGATCCAGCGCGTAATGTCTTCCGTAGTCAGCGTTGGCAGAATCTTGCGTAGCGTGCCTACTTTCAAAGCGCCATACACAGCCTTAAGTAAACGCAGTGCATCCTTTGAATTTCGGGTCTGCGCCATTAGCTGCCCGATAGACGCATTAAGCAACGAGCCTTTAGAAGACCTATCTATCTTGTTTTGCAGCCTGTCTACCTTGTTTGCTTTTTTAGCAAACGCAGCTTCTTGGTTAGCGGTCGCAGCTATCCGTGGGGCTTCCATAATCTGATCAGTAACCGTAATCAAATCAAGGAAAGCGTTGGACTGGTTGTCCCCCATGTTGAACATCTTACGCACTGCATCAGAAAACTTAGACCACATGCCACCCTTACGGGCTTCGGCTGCAGAAAATCTACCGGATACATTTTGCAAAAAGTTCTGCATCACAGGCAGCGTCAAACCATATGACACAAACTCTGCCAAGTCAGTAAACGCGCCAACCTGTAGCAACTGATCCAGCGCGGGAGAACTCTTACCGAAACCGGAAAGAACCGTGTAGAAATTCCTAGCGCTATCCATTATGCGCTTCAGTTCTTCAATTGCTTTTCGGGTTGCCTCATCTACGGATTTAGGATTAGCCATCCATGCACGAATCTTATTTAGCGTAGCGCCGTGCAATGCTTCGTGCAAAAGGGTAACGTTATCTAAACCTTCAGTCGCATCAAGGTAGATGGTGTCGTTTGATGGGGAGTACATACCCCCTGCGTCTTCAAACTGCTCGCGTAACGAGTCGTTGGGGATTTCAAACTCGGGGTCATAAACGATTACAAGCTTTGTGCCCTTAACAAATTTCTTAAGGCGTTTAGCCAACAGTCGTTCAAACACATTGCCCGTAGTGGCGATATGCTCAAGAGCTTCTACAGCCGTAGTAAATTTAGCAAGCTCCGGATTAGGGTCTGTACTTGCCGTAGTGCCCTTCTCAGATCGTGCTACGTCTTGTTTGCTGGCTTCAAAGGCACGTTTAGCTGCATTTCGTTGACCTTCCGTCATTGCGTCAACAGCCGCCCGTGCTGTCTTACCCGGTTTGTTGTTACGGTTAGCTGGGTTAGCACCAATAGCGTATAGCTCAGCACGAAGAAGTTCGTTCTGCCGTTCTTTCTCGTTTACTGCAAGCTGCAACCCTTCCACCGTGTCGTAGTCATTAGGGTTTGGTTCCTCAAGCAGTTGCTTGTTGATTTTTTCTACCCGCCGACCAGTATCACGAATGATCCCAGCGTTGTAATCACGGGTGGCCTCATATAGCGCCTGTTCTTCAGGGGTACGTACAATTTTCTTACGCCCACGTCTACCTTTAGGTTTTTCACCGGCAGGAGCTTGTGTTTCGGTCGTGGGTTTAACTACTTCAGTAGGTGTTGGTGTAACTACTTCCGTAGGCGTTGCCGCTGTTGCCGTTGTTGCCGCTATTCCGGTCGCAGGCGTAGCGCTGCCTTCTTCAAAAGTAAACGGTTTTCCAGCGGGGGTACCCGTATCTTCAACTTCTTCAAATACTTCACCCACAGCGGTATCAATCGCAATCTGCGGTTGAGCGCCATCAAGGACTAATTCATTAGCCCTAGCAAGGATTTGATCGGCTTCGTTTGGCTCGTATGTCTGACGGATCTCGGTTTCAAACGGGGCTAGTGTATCGACGAGTCGCGTTGTTCCCGCTCCAGCGACATCAGTAGATGTGCTAAGTAATCCCAATCCTTCGGGCGTAGTTGTTGTAAGCACTCCGGCAGTTTGGGCTGGTGCGCCTTCCCCGCCAGCCACAGAAACGCTAGGCTGACTTCCTCCGGTGACAGATTGTCCAAGCTCACTTTCAATACCTCCTGAGGCTAAAATGCTACCCGCCGTTTTAAAGGCTTCTACTTCGTCCATGCCATCACTGACAAGCCGCTCAACTATTGCATCAAATTGAGGGGCTGCACCAGCAACATTCTTTTGCGTTTCTACCTCACGTACCTGACGTTCAACTTCCCGTTTTACAAGCTGCTCAGTGTAATCTTGTAATGCCTTTTGCCCTACTGCAGTGCTTACGTTTACGCCACTACCAGTAAGACTACCTGCCGCTTCCGATGCGGCAGCATTAAATACACGTTTTAAATTTTTGTTAGACAGCACCTCACCGACTTGCTCACCAAGAGCAAATTCACCGGCAATCTGAGTAGCTTCTTGCGCACCACCTGTAAGTCCTTCTTCAGCGAGTTCTCTAGGTGTCTTTTTAAGTGCGGCAGCAGCAGCTTCTCTTTTTGTTTCGTACTTGATTGCAGCTTTACCGGCTTCTTTTGCAAACTGATTACGTAGCAAAGTGCCAACAACACCGAACATATCTAATGCACCGGAACCCACAGCTACAGCCATATTTACATCGCCGCTAGAGCGGATGTAGTCAGCAATCTTGTCAGCTTGTTCTTTAGGGGGTAACCCTTTGGTTCGCTCCATGATGTACTCAAGGCGGTTACCAAGAGTTTCACCATAAGCTAACGTAGTACCAACACCCAACGCACCGGGTAGGCTACCAACTGTACCGCCAAGCATCACTGCGGCAATCTGCGGACCACCTGCACCTACGTTGTACGCAAGCCAGTTACTGAAATCGGTAATACCGCGAATATCAAGCGCTTCCGGAGTGCGACCTTTATACTGTTCGTTTTCTTTTTGAAACTGCTTGTATTTCTCAATACCAAAACGAATTGTTTCTGCACGGGAAGAAGTATCTTCAAACCGGTTTTGTTTCATTTGCGCCCGAGCTTCGGGGGTAGCACGCAAATAAGTTGAAGCTGACTGCAGGTTGTAGCCTTTTTGCCGTGCTTCAGCAGGTGTGGTTACTTCGCCACGATCAATCGCTTCATACGTTCCGAGCGCAGTTTTGTTGAAGTCAATTGAGCTAACATCACGCTGTAGTCCTAGCTGCAGTGGCAAACCTTCCACCATCTGCTTAACTGAGCCTGTAAAGCCTTTCTTTGCTTCTTCTATCGGGGCAAACTCAGATGAAGGCTTGGCGGCGTCTTCGAAAGAAAAAGTTTCTTCTCGTTTTGCAGGTGCTGCAGGAGTGGCGGCAGGAGCAGCGGCGGGAGCCATTGCTTTCTCAAATGAAAACCCTGCTGGGGGCGTAGCCGCAACGGGAGCAAGAGGCGTTGAAGCCTCTTCAAACGAGAAACCGTTAGCCATTAACGTATGGGGATAAATTGAGAGCCATCCCAAATTGCTGGCCCTCTTTGCGTTGCATAGACTTTCCCTTCAACAGCCTCCGCTTTAGTTTTAGGCATCGGTAATGGATTACCCGTACTACCCGAAGGGCCCGTAACTCTAGTAGGTGCAGTTTGAGCGGGTGCAGCCGGTTGTGCTGGAGCTACACGTGCTCCACGTAACCGATCAGTTTCTTTAGTCACTAAGCCATCGTAGTAATCTTGAGCAAGAGTAGTTGGCGTACCTTTTTCTTTGTTAGCCTTATCTTGCTTCTGCAAAGCTCTCAGTTCTTTACTCTGTGGGGAGTTCCAATTTTCTACCGCTTTAGCAATGTTGTCTCGTGCTTTATCCCCGAGATCAGTACCTGCTTTTGTACCCGCAATCTCTGCTTGTGATGCAGCGGCTCCAGCCCCAGTAAGTGCAGCCGTAGCTCTGGCTTGTGATGCACCATAAAGCGCAAGATATTTATCTGCACCGCGTTGTTTAAGGACAGACTCCGGAGTTTTAGTGTCGCCAGCTTCACGTGCAGCCATAACATAATCAGCTACGTAGCTACGCATATCCGTAGGCTTACCCGCAGCGATGAGGCGATCCCGCTCAGACTGGTACATCTTTTCACCCATCTTGACTGCTTCCAACTCCTCAGCACGTTCTTGGCGCTCCAAGTCAGCACGAGCTTTCATGGTGGTTTCTTCAGCCGTACGGCGGGCTTTTGCCGCTTCAACAAGTGCTGGCGCCGCTTTAGCTGCACCTGCTGAAATATTCGATAAGGCGTTAGGCGAAGTACCAGAAGCGATCTGCGAACCAAGCGAGATTAAAAACTCATTAAAGCTTTCACCCTTTTGCTTTTCTGCACGAGACGATGCGCCCTTCAAATATTCCCTGTAGGCTTCGGTTTCAGAACGTGGCACTGAGGAAATCGCTTCTCTTGCTGCTTTAACGTATTCCTGTAAACCACCAAGTCTTGAAGGTTGCGTTGCAGGCTGAGCGTATAACCCAGTACCTGCGGCTTCGTCTTGCTGTACAAGCATCCTGTTAATTTTGTCTTCGACGCTACCAGCATCTGCAAAAGCAACAATTCCACCACCTGCAAACGAATCTTCGTTGTACATGCTTTCAGGTACGGGTAAATCAGCAACACCACCCGAAGGCGCAGCTCCTAATCCCGCCATCTGTGGGCGGGGGGAGAGAACCTGTTCGGCTACAGTTTGCGTAGGAGCCTGCTCTTGTGCCATAGCACCGCGCATGCGGTCGATAAACATACCAGCAAGGACGGCAGAAGTAGGGTCAATAATCCCCATAGCAGCGGCTTGCTGAATACGACGTTTATCACCCCCGTACTCTTTAGCGACTTCCTCAGGCGCTTGGAGGCTGTAAGGTTTTGTCATTGCCATGATTGCCTCTTACTTAGGTCTTTGCAAGGTTGTAAAGGCCAAGACCTGCTAGACCTAAACCACCTACTTGTGATGCAAGGGATGGGGGTGGCACAGCCGTAGTAGCCGTAGAACTCAACCCAACTGGTAGCCCACGTAATATATTGCTGTAATAACCCAACTGCTCCATTGGGTAGTCACGCTGGCGTAGGAAATCTGCGTATGCTTGATCAAGACGCTGCTGTGCAAGACTGCGTTGTTCTGCACCTGCTGTAGATTGCGCCGAGATACGCTGGAGTTTTGCCTGTTGCTCTGCAGAGCCTATGTTTCCTAACTGCGCACCAAGCTGTCCTGCTTGACCCAGACCTTGAAGACCGAGGTTGGCACCGAACTGTTGATTACGCATGGCTTGGTCATATGCCGACTGTGTGCCTAATGCTTGAATACCAGCTAGTTGGTTTTGAAGATTACGTTGGCCTTCAGCTTCAACAATCGCATGACGTGAACCACCAAATGCACCTGAACGTGCAGCGGCAGCACCCATACCGGGGAGCCCACGCGAGTAATCTTTGATGGCCTGTTCTTTTTGGTAGTCCACCACATTTTGCATGTAGGGAGACATATATGCAGAAACGGCGTTAGGGTTGGTCGCCATGTTTTCATATGCAGCGCCAGCACCCAAACTACCTAACCCAGAAAGACCAGTTAATTGTGTTGCGCCAGCAAACTGCGTAGGCGTCGTTAGCCCCGCTGTTTCTTGTTGAGCAGAAACTTGCCCCGGCGCAAATTCAGCAATACGTTCGGTTTGGTATGGCTGATACGGACGATAGGACTCAGACTGCGCCCGGTTCATTAAGTTTTCAAAATACGGACGTGCGTACTCCGGCAGGTTGCTAGTCGTCGATGTTGTCGTTACCTGCTGAGGCCCCGATGATGCGGGTGCTGGACTTCCCTTACCCATGATCTGCTCCTAACCCTGCGTCAGCCGCAGGTAGTTGAAACGTTTGCCATAACGGGGTGTGCCCGTCATTCTTAAATATCTTTGTCCAACCCAACCGTGCTGTCGCTTCTACACCGTCGCAGTTATTGTCGTGCGCCCAGTGCTGCAACAGTTTTAACATAGGTGACTTCCACTGATCTAATTGCACCCCACCGCAAAACGTCATGTTCAAATACTTCTTGCGTGGGTAAACAGAAAAATTAGTTACAACCGCACCCTTAATTCCTTCATCATCAAACGCAATCCACAGCATGTGATCGTAATCTAGGAGTGCATCACGGATGTCTTCAACTTCATACCGTCCGTGGGTGTACTCTGCAGCACCGTCTAAGTACTTCTCAACGTGTTCCCAACACTCTTCAACAAACTCTTTGGGTACCATCGAAACTTGCATTGTACGCATCAACCCGGTAAGAACCGTGCGGCTTTAGTGTCCTCACCCCGCTTAGCATGCTTACGGGAATTGTGAACGCGATCCATCATGGCATAGAGCTTTTTTGCCCCTGCTTTAGATGAGCCATTACCCAACTCGGACACGGTGCGGGCATCGACCACGAACTCTCCGTCGGCTAACCGAGCTTCCTGCTTGCCTTCAATATTTGCACGGATAGAGTCGCTAGTGCCATCGCCCGGACCTTGCAGGAAACGCCCACCCGCGTTGTATTCTGGCAGTGCAGCAATACCGCCAACCGCCATCATCTGCGCCCCTGTAGCCGGGTTAATCTGCGCATCGTAGCCACCCACTACCTCATTAGCTGTAGGCGAAGACTGCACGCTATACCCAGCCTTACCTGCGGCTAAATTACTCATAGGGTACATTGCATTGTCATTTGGGCTAATTGCACCGCCAAGAGCCATCAACCCGCCGCTAGCCGCGCCGATATAACCGGGATAGGGATTTACATCGTTAAAGTACTGGTACTCTTGGCTGCTTAATGGATTACGGTTAAATTGTGCAGTGCGTATGGTGGGGCGATAAGGGCCTGTGTAATTCGAAGGCGCTGTCGTAGTCGTAGGTGTAGCAGAACCAGAGCTACCGAATAAGGATCCACCTAACCCAATTACTGTAGGTGCCGCAGCAGCCATAACTCCTTTAGGGCCACCTAAAGCTTGTGAGTATTTATCATAAAAAGCAGAAGGCTGGTCAAATGCAGCTTTAGCTCCTTCCCACATATTGCCAGCACGGTCAGAGATATCCCCTAAACCCATAGTGGAGCGTGTGAACCCTCGAGTATCCGCTAAGGGGTTGGGTCCGGCACCTTGTTCAAGTAGTTTTCCTCCTTCACCTGTTACGTTGGGCATATTGGCAAGGCTTGGTGCGCCCGTTTCCGCACCAGCTAATGCTTCAGGAGGTAAAACGGTATCTAAACCCATACCCCCAACTTCTGCACCCAATCCAGCCGCAGCCGTACCCAGACCCGCGCCACCGAATGCGCCAAGTCCTGCCATCAAACCTTTACCAAGATCACCAGTTTGTAAGGCGGTATACCCACCAACAAGTCCTGCTGCTAACGGAGCACCTATACCGGGGATCATGCTAAGACCTATACCGGCGATTGTCGGCAGTAAGGAATCAAGGAAGTTAGCTTCGGGTAAGCCCGTATCAGGGTTAACGGTGAGCGATCCACCGTGCGCCATAGCCAAAGACTGCAGACCCTGCACCTCGCGTGGGGTCATATGAACGAGCATCGAGTCGCCGTTCCTGCCTAGCTCAGCGATGCCTTGTGCAATTTGTTTAGTCATTTACGCCCCCAGAAAGTGGGTTTTGTCAATAGTATCATGTGTATAGAGCCGACACAAAGCCGATAGTAGCGATGACGGATGCTGTCGCTGGGTACGCAGGGCTTGTGCTTTTTGTGAATGATTTGATGGTTACGTCTGTTGCGTTTGATGTAAGCCAAAATAATTCTACGTAATCACCAGCATTTAGGTTGATGTAGTAGTTCCAACCAGAAATTAAGTTGTTTGCTACACCCGCACTCTTCCTAGCTAATAACCCAACCTGACCGGTTGATCCAGCCAGATCCACACCGTTAACACGTATCCAAACGTAAGCAGTTTCAGAGGCATTACTAAGGCTAGAGAATTGCCCTGACCATTGAAAGTTATAGGTGCCATCAACTTGCGCCGTGATCTTAGAAGTCGCTCTGCCTTGAATAGTGGTACTAGCAATCGTGCCGGATGTAGATGTTGAATATGTACCCACACCACCAGCCGTGCCTGTTAATTGGTTAACGATGTAGATGCCGTAGGCGGTGATTGTGGTGGAGGCTAAACTAATACTGCTTCCGTCTGGCACGTTGATTAAATAAGTTCCAGTGCTACCCGTACCGCTAATTAGTTGAGCAATACGCGCCCCTGTAACAAGACCCGCTCCGGCAACCAGATACTGACCGACCGCTAATGTGCCGGAAGATACTGCAGTGACGTTCATCACATTTGCTGTAATGCTGGCAGTAAAAACAGCACTCGCCCAACCGGTGCCAGTCAAGTGCATGCCGGGGTATATGTAGCCTGAAGTCAGCGCAGAGACTGTGAGTGTGGTTGCAGCACGAGAACCAGTGAAGTTAGCCGTTTGGTCTGATAATGAAAATTGGTTGGTGGAGTCGATCTGCGTAAACGAAAGCGGCGATGGGTGCGTTACCGACCCAGATTGCGACGTGTTGTCTTGGAATGACCCGCTTGGGAACTGCAATAGCGCACCGCTTAAGCTTGGGTTCAGCAAGCTACCGAAGACGTTATCCAATTGGTTAAAGTACAAGCGCAGGACGTTACTAAACTGATCCTGATAGCGCTGCTCGTACGCAACCGGACCGATAGGTAAGTTCGGTGCTTTTGGCGGGATAAGGCGTTGAACCATTAGCGGCGACCATCCGTACGGATATCAATACGTGGTGTACCTAGCTGCCATGCAATGCCAAGCGCAGTGGAGTCAATCCTGAACGCCATCTGGCGACCACGCAATCGTGTGTAGATCTGATTGGTGTACTGCTCAACCGGAATCTTGGACGATAGATCAATCGCACCTGATGCTGATGTACCGTAGTTTGCACCGGGGAAGTTGCGCGGCTTTAGCGTCATCGTAACTTCGGGTGTGGTCGCTGTGCTAGATGTGAAGTTAATGTCTGGGATCATGCGCCACACAAAGCTCAACTGATTACCGTCGGCAATATCAAAGTCAGACGATTCAATGTAAGACTCAATCGGCACCAGCGTGTCATCATCACCGTTATCTAAGCCTGTCTCGTGGAAGATGATGGAGTTCGTCACACCTGAACTAATCGCTGTGTAAGCAGCATGCGATGCAACCGTCGTGTTGTTAACCCCGCGTGTACAGCCAGTAAAGGTGTTACCCGTCTTGCCAGTGTAGGTGATGTCCTCAGAGTCAATCGTCAGCGTACCTGAGTTTGGATAGCTCGTACCATCAACCACCACGATAGTTTGGTTAGCTGCAGTTGAAGCGGTGAGCGCAGTCAACAAGAACGTGTTCTGTACGCTATACACACCCATCGGCGTAGTCTGTAGTGGGCTATCAAGCCAAGCCGTACGGTTTAACGTGCCGTAGTACCAGATGCGCTCTAGGTGGTTGTAAATTACGTAACGGTCATTTACGTCAGAATCTGCTGATGGGTAGTGCCACCACACTTCGTTGTAGCCCTCGTTAGAGCCGCAGACAATCTGCTGCTGTTGGCTGAAGTTTAAGTCGTTAAAGATGTACTGGCGTAGGGCGCACGGCAGCGTCTCAACGCGACCGGTATAGGTGTAGAACTTATCCACGCCCATCCAGTAAGTCACGTTGTTTACGGTGATTGCAGCGTTAGGCGCGATGATAGAGATGTTATCCATCAACAACTGAAAACCCCAAACGTACGGCGGTCCGAGGTACTGCATGGAGTAGATCGCCGCATCAGACCAGATCAAAATCTCCTGACGGGTAATCACAGAAGTTACAAGGTATGAGCCTGTGGCTAGGCGCTGTTCCCCTGACTGATTAGTGGATGCTGGCACCCAAGTAAACGGATCTTCTTGGTCAGACCAGCGCACAAGCATCGGGTCAAACGTCGTATTAGCATCCGTCGGGTCGTATGGGTTAGAGCCAATAGCGATGGTGAAGCGCTGAACGTCAGAAGAAACAATTTGAAATGTCTGGTTAGGTATGAAGTCGGTAATTGTGGATGGGTAACCCGCAGCCGTACCTGCAGCCTCAAGGGTAATAGCGCGAGTTGTGAAGCCTGTATCACGCACCCAGTAATAGATGTCCCCGCCACGAGGCGCTAGGAGCAGGTTGTCACCGTAGTTATCTTGCGTCCATAGCCGTAGCTGCTGACCGACACCCACCGTTGCTGCAGAACCCCACGTACCACGACTCCATCCACCCGCACCCCAACCAGCGCCTGTTACATATGTAGCAAGACCAGCCGCAAGTAGTAAACGGATCGTTACCGTGCCGCCACCTGTCGTGGTGGAAGAAGCAGCCGAAGTCGCTGCGATTGTGAACGTATTACCGTCAGGCACTGTGACCATCTGGTACTCGCCGCTGATTGTTAGACCGCCAACCGCCGCAGTGGATGTAATGGTGACAAACGTACCTGCTGTACCGCCATGACCTGAAGCCGTAACCGTAACCAACCGACTGCCGCTCGTGGTAGCAAATGGAGAGGCACCTAGCGCCACAGCACTAGCGGTATACCCTGCCGCCCACGGCGTGATGTCGTTGTAAGCGCCACCAGTTTGTACGTAATACTTTTGGTTTGTACCGACTGCGACTAGGTTGTAGCCGTTTAGCGTGATCCAGTCCCACAGGGTGCGGCAAGTGCCATAGAACGTATTAGCGGACAAACGCAGCCAGCCGCCGATCTTTTCAGGGTAGCCCGAGCGGAAGCGAATCTTGTCGCAAGCATAGTAACCACCCTCGTTGGAGTAGTTAGTACCTTCGCGGTTCACGCCGGGTCGTAGTTGGATTTTCTGTAGCATGGTCGTTCCTAAGACAGATACAGCGCCCGTTCGTCATTTCGGCGCTTGACTAAGCCCGGAAGTATTTTACCCCCACCTTTGGTGTATAGCAGGAAAGCATCGGCTGCGGCTTCAAATTCTCCCCTGTTGTGTTTCATGCGGATGCTTGAGCGCTGTAGCGTCCCTAACCCGAAATTGAAGCTAATACTAACCAAGGCATCGAACCGCTGCTGAGTAAGCCCAGTAGGGCACATTCGAGCCACACCCCGCTCAAAGCTACTAAGATCGTTAGCCAAAATCGCATCTACTTCTTCCTTCGTAAAAGTTCTGTTGTCTTCAGGACGAAGATCCACTTCCATGCGCCGTTCTACAGGCAACGCACCTTGTGACGGATACATCACATGGCCCACGCCAATCGTCCACAACTTAGCGGGGCACCGATACGGTTTAAATCTCACACCTTCATGGTGCTTGATCATCTCAATGGCTTTAGCCGAGACGTTCACTTCTTACCAAACGCCTGTGTGCCGAACCAAAATGCAACGACGGAACTCCAGATGATCTGCGTCTCGTCATCCCACAACTGATCCATCGCCACAGTAAACTCAACGCCGGTCTTCCATGCGTAGTAAAAACCAAAGATGTCAACGAAGACCAACAACGCAAACATTCCGAATGTAATCGCAGGACGCACGATGGCACGTGAGTTAATCACCCACTGGCTTGCACCTTGACCGATAGCGATGTCATGTGCATAAAGCGCTTGGCGTTCCTGTACTGCTGTTTGGGCGTTGGTGACTTCTGCTTGGATCTGCACCTGCTCGGTTTGGATGTGAGCGATGCGCTCTTCAATCTCAAGCCCCGCCTTTTTTAACTCAAGCTCTCGCTGAATTTGTAACTGAGCAAGCTCGATCTCGTGCTTCTTGTCTGAGCGGTCTTGAAAAAAGTTAAGGATGGATGGCAGGCCACCGGAGAGAAAGCTGATAACGGTGCTAAAAAGTGTAAGCATTATTTAATCCTTTGCCGTTCTTCCATGAGTTTCACCCGCACTTGCAGGTCATGGATGTCTTTATATATGTCTTCTTTCAGTCTGTGCCGAGCCTCGGCAGAGATTGGGCTATCGGTCGGGATTCCAGCGGGAGTGATCAGCGCAGGCATGCTGCCTTCAATCTTGGTCAGCCGTGTGGAAAACTCCGACACTTGACCCAGCAGCCAAGCAAGCGCAGCCACCACGATTGGGATCACCGCTTTTAATACGTCCTGCCAATTCATTTGTTTTTCTCGTCGTTCTTTTTATTCCACAGCTCAAACAATGTGCGTACTTTTTCTTCAAGCACAGCGACCCGCAGATCAAGCTTACTCAGCACAATAATCAGAGTGACGATAGCCAGCAAGATGGGCCATCCCTTAACCAACAGATCAAATGTTTCCATCTAAGCACCTATGTCTTGATGATGTACGACACGACTAATGCTGGTGGAATGTTGGCGCTGCTACCCGTGCCGGATGAAGCAGTTGTTCCGCTGTATGTATGGGTGTGTGGAGCGCTCATGTTTACAACATAGTTGGTTTGTGAGTTTCCACCGTTACCAGAATATGCTGTGCCAGCAGAGAACGGGCCTGAGAACGCTCCGCTAGGCCAACTTACGTTTGCAGCCGTTGGGAAGCTACCAGAAATTGTGGTCGAGTCAGACGTGCCGCTGTATGTATGCGTGTGGCTTGCTAATGCTTGGTTACCGCCTGAAGCACCCAACGTTGTGCCATCAACACCTGAACCCGCTGTCGTCAAACGACTGGCAGCAGAGCCACCCATATTGTCCTGACCAAATAAAGAGCGACCGCGCAAATCAGGCACGTTAAACGTAGTTGTCGTATCGCCAGCACCGTATGTGGTTCCAATTGCCGCAAACAAGTCAGCGTACGTTGTGCGCGAAATAGCCTGTCCATAGCACAGTAACCAGCCTGACGGAGCAGACGAACCGGCGTATGGCATGAGCATGCCTGAGGCAAATGGATTAGGACTTTGAAATGTCGGTAGAGCACCAGCACCATTGCTTGTTAGTACTTGACCTGCTGTGCCAACACTAGCCACCGACTGATGGGCGCCAGTAGAAGTTGTGCCGCCACAAATAACTGCATAGGCAGTAGAAGAAGTCACGCCCGTGCCGCCATATGGCACGGTCAAAGTTGAGCCAAGGTTGTTGATCGCGGTAACAACGTCTGTTCCATTGTTCACAAGAACAACTTTTGCAGTAGCAGGGATGGATACGCCAGTCTGACCGCTGACCTTAACGGTGATCGCGGAAGCCGTGTTGTTGTAAAAGAAGTAAAGCTTTTTGTTAGCAGGGACCTGCACCGTGCCGCCACCCGTGCCGGTCAGCTCGATGTACATATTACGAGCCGTGCCTGACGCACCGGATGGGATGGTGATGGTGTCGGTTCCACCTGAGCACGAGTAAGTCACATAGCCGCTGATGGCTTGCTCAATCAACGTGCCGAGGTTGGTGTTTGTTGTGTTACCCCACGTACCAGATTGATCGCCTGTGGCAATCAGTTCAATACCGAGGTTAGTTGAGTATGTAGACATAGTTATTCCTTACGGTTTCGGGTACTTGGCTTTTACAGCGAGACATGCGTCAATGTACGCTTGCACTTGTGCTTGGTCACCTTTGACTATGCCATCTAGGTAATCTGCAATAGGCGGGTATTCTGCTTGGCGTTTGGCTTTGTACGTATTTGGGTCAACCCAATCAAGCAACTCTTGCTCTTTCGGTTTTACTATGTCTTCAGATAACCACGTCAGGCCATCATAGGTGTCGCCATTTAATGTCCATTTTGCGGTTGGGTATAAAGCAAATAATGGTTTGGTTAAATCAATCACGCCGCAATCTCCATGACTGTTATGTAACTAACACCTCTATACATATCTGTTGCATCAGTATCACTGCCAGTTCTGTTTATGTAAGTTCCTACAGTAATACTAGAAACTTGCACGCCATAAGTAATTGCTGATGTTGTTGCTGGAGAATCTAAATAAGTTAAATTTTGATTCAGCATTATAGTTAAATAACCTGCAGCAGAACCTCGATAAGCACTTCCAGCGAACGAACCTCTTGAACGAGAACCTGCTGCATCTGCTAAAGATAACTGCGTCGTACTAGCACCAATGGTTCTTGTTAATTTAGCAGCACCGCCTTGAGCATTTTCAGCCGCAATACCCAGATTA